CATTGGCCCAGACCATCTTGGAAATTGTGGGTAATTCTTAGATCCAAACTCATGAGCTGCACCAATACCTAGACGGCTACCTTTAGGATCGTTTCTAGTGTTGAATTGAGTAGTTGCACCACCTGAGAATTTTTGACTAGCAAAGCCAAATTTAATCTCACCTAATACAGATGATTTGCTAATTTTTCCACCTTGAGCGATACGATCTGCAACTTTGCCTCTTGATGAAGCAATACGGCGAATTTCGTCAAGCTCTCTTTGAGCTAACGCACCAACTCGCTTAGCAGTTTCCTCTTTGGCAATATCGCCCATGTTTCTAATAACTTTAGCAAATTGATTTAATTCTTTTTTGTCATAGACGATTGAAGGTTGGGTCATTTCTTATGCCTATCCTCCAATATCTCTAACGCTGTTAAAACATCCGATCCATCAACCCATTCGCTCATTGGAATTTGAGTTGCTATTGACAACTGCACCAATAATCGACTTAGGCTTCCTACTGGATGGCTTTTGGGTTTGCATCACCGACTTGAATATCGGCAACAGTTTCCATCCAAGTTTCATAAGGTTTGACAGCCTTACCAGCTGCTTCTCTCTTATGTGCGTGATAAGCCAAAAACATTAAATCACTAACACCGATCTTTTCAGATGCTTGGCTGATAATGTTTCCTGTTTTCTGCTCCCACTTAGCCCACTCAGGCGGTTGGGCTGTATAAGTTGCTTCCTCGCCTGAGTTATATGTAATTGTAATTGCTAATTTCATTTGTTTGCTCCCGTTTTATTTCTTAACTAAATGATTCTGTTGGCACGCCAATTACTTGGAATGATAGAGAAACTGTTTGTGCATCTGGTGATGTTCCACCAGCTGATGGCCATACTGGCAATACTTGGAATGTGAATGTTGCACCTGATGCAGCTGTCATAACTGTATTGATTCCGGTGTTTGGTGCTGACTCAGCAACGCCCCATAAAATCTCGCATAGAGATCCAGTTGCGCCCCAGTCTGCCAACATTTCAACATCAAATGTGAAGTTGTTGTCTATGACTTTATAGACTTTTCCATCGAGTGTTTCGTATGTCTGACGATCCATTTCGCCAGTCAAAGTTGCACTTGTAGCTTGTGCGTCGAATGTGTTACCACCGATGGTAAAGGTAACATCCCGACCAGTAATTACTGTGGTAGCCATTTCCGCTCCTTAGGTTGTTTGTTGATAATAGGTTGATACTGTTATATCAGAGATCAATAAATTTGATGCTCCAACTTGTGTAACTGTTGGTCTATCGACCGATCCGACAACATATCCACTAGGGATAACTGCCAGAATGCTCATGATTAGTTGCTCTAAATTATCCAAAGATGCAGGATTGCTGTTATAAGCAACTGCTGCTGTGATTGTCATATTTACACGACAACGAATTACAGATTTACCAATTGTTTCAATTTCAAGATATGGTGATTGTGGTACGCACACAACTGCTGGTGGAATAACTGTTTCTGGTACAAAAGCATAAACATTACCTGCAACACCAGCTAAAGCTGTGGCAAGTGGTTGTCTAACTGCTGAAAGAATTGTTGATGCTGGCATTTATTGACACATGCTTTCAACATCTAAATATGGCCCTAATAATCCTACACAACGATTAAATAATGATCTGCCCATTCTAAATGGGCTAGCTGTGAAATCTACTCCTTCAATTTGTCCGCCTGCTGCGATTCTTGATTGAAAGACTTCGACTGATACTGCAAAGACAGCTGATCGAACAGATTGGTTTCCAACATAAGTTGATGCTGATGATAAAGTCGCGCTTCCACTTGGAATAACATTTGCTTCTGCGACATCGGCATTAGTGATTGCAGCTTGGAAGGTATATGCTCCAAGATCTGTGTCAAGTACTGTTCTTGTTCCATTGTATGGGCTTCCGCATCCTGCGATAACGACTGATTGTCCTGCTGTGAATTCATGAACACCTAGTGTAGTGAAAGTGGCGACATTGTCGTTTAATACTGTTTTTTGAATTGGGCTTTTGAATGTAACCAACATTGGCAAAATTGTATTTTCACTTGTATCTATTATGCCATTTAAGTAAGTGTCATCATACAAGGCAGATGACACGCCTAATACGGCTCTCAACTCTGATGCTGAAATTATACTAGGCATGTCATCTCCTTACTCCCATTAAAGGATGCCTATGATCGGGAGCAACCATAGGCACTCAGTTAAATTAAGCTACTGATAGGCCTCTGAAGGCTGTTGGATAGCGATTAACTACTGCAACATATCCGTACAGACCGATCTCGATGCGTCCGTTAGCAACAATGTTTGCACGAAGTTCAATTCGTGGAGACTCATGGAATCTCATAGCTGCTGATGGATATACAAGGCCATACTTGACATTTGAATTGTCGCCTGTGTAGTTAGGATCTACAACTAAATCAAGTCCAGCAATTGTTCCTGCTGTGCTGCCTTGAGTCATTAGACCGCCAGCATTTTGTGGAGCTGCTGCTGCGAACAATGGACGTTGTGATCCATCAACTGCGCCTAGAAGTCCAGCAAAATCAATACCATCCTCGCCACCTGATGGAGCAACCATCAAGCGATTTGGTGTAAAGCGCATTACATTGTATGAATCTGCAATACCTTTTGCAATTGCTTTGTAAATTGTTGAATCAGAAGTTGATCCGCAAGCATTTACAGCAATTTTTGCTGCATAAGCATCTGTCTTTTGTGCATAAGATGCTGCTAATTCACGAACTAATAAATCAGCAAATGATCCGCCAGAAATTTCAGATCTGTCGAATAACTCAACGTTCACCACGTTAGCGCCAGCAAACTTGACCACGTCATTTTCTTGATAGGTGACAGTTGTGTCAGTTGATGAGAATTCTACGCCTTCAGCAGTTTGTGCAACTGTTGCTTGTGTTCCTAATACTGGAGTAAAAATTTTCATTCCAGTTGCAGGAAGCGGTGCACGCTCGATGCTATCAATAAATGGTCTTGATGCGTCGATAATTCCGATTGCATCGCGTAGGTAGTTAGGTGGAACAGATCCGGTGTTCTCAGATACTGTTGCAATTTGTAATGCAGCAACTAAGTCGCGTGCATCTGTATCGCCTTGAATAGCGCGAACCTGTGCTGTTAAATACTGTCCTGCTGTAACGTTTGTATCTACGCGTGGCTTTGTATAAGCAACGTAGTTTGCAGTTACAACTGGAGCTTGTGCCGCTTCTACCGCTTCGGTCGCGATAGGAGCCTCAGATGTAATCTCTGACACTTTGTTCTCCTCTGTTGTTGTTTCCTCAGCGGTTGCTTCGGAATTCTCTGTTGGTGTTTCACTAGCTGCAACCTCAGCCACTCTTGCGCTATCAATTGCTGGATCTGTAACGAGTGAAACTTCTTGAAGTGTGCTTGATTGAATTCTTAACACGCCTTCAACATTTTTCCATTCATTTATTTTAACTCCGACACTAAAGCCATCGCGTAGTCCAGTTGCGGCCTCCTCTAAAGCGTCATCCGCACGAAAAGTCTTGGCTAAACGAAATGTGGCTTCCAAGCCCGAATCAGTTGCAGTAATGTCAACTAATTTACCTAAAGGTTTTGTTGTTTGATGCTCAAGCAATAATTTTACAGGTTTTGAAAAATCAATTGAATCTTTTTCAAATACAGTTAATCCTGCACTTGTTGATCCCTGCTCATCCCATGTAACGATCTTTCCTGAGATTGTGCGCTTATTAGTGTCGGCAGCTGTTATTTCTATTGGGAAACTAATTTTCATCGAATTAGATCCTCCTCCTCTTGGATTTGCTCAACGCTCATCGCGCCAATGCGGTTTAGGATTTCATAAACTTGCGCACGCTCTAATGCTGAACCACGCAAGAAATCGTCAATGTCAAATCGAGTTTCAATACCATTAGGGCAGAAATCGGCTTGAGATAATCTTTGTTCAATTGCAGTTAAGATTGGTCGTAATGAAAAGTCAATAAGTGCTTTTCTTTCGGCTGTCATGTTTGAATAAGTCATACTGGTAGTTTCAGCAGATACAAATGATGCAGGAATGCCAGATGCTCTACTGATTTCCAAAGCTAAGTATTGACGCGCCTCATTGAGTTGAAGTTTGGCAGGATCAAATCCCAAAGCTTGTAATTCAACATCAGCATTTAAGAATGCAGTTGATCTTGTTGATCTTGATGCTTTCCATGACTCTAATAATTTTGTGATGCGCTCTGGAGTTAAATTTGTGCCATTTGATTTTAATACCATTTGTGGCATTGGCTCTTTGGCATACATTTCAGCTGCTTTTTCTAATTCTGCTGCTGCTTTGATTGTGCGACCTGCGCGATTTAGTATTCCTTCATCTAATCCATTAAATACAATTATAGATCCAAGTCCGTATGGTGGCACTCGCTTGCCATCAACTGTGTAATACTCAATTTCAGTTGAGTTTGCATTTAATGAAGCATAAATTCTGTTTGGCGCAATTCTTGTCCATGCTCTAATTCTCGAAGCATCAGTTGCAGCATAAGAGTCCATAACCATTCCATAAGCAACTCCGTAAAGTAATAAATCCTCAGCGATCCAAGCATAAATTGCTGATCCTGCAACTCTTGGATCTGGTTGCATAATTACTCGGTTTGGTCTTATGTGTTCATTTGTAAAATGATTGTATTGCTCGAGAGGAAGCGAACCAACTGTTGAGCAAATTATATTTCTTGCGCGAGCTCCAGATGGGATGGCCATATATTGCTCGCGAGTTGCAGTTGTTGTTCCAAATAAAATTCCGCCAACTAATTGTTGAGCGTTGTATGGTGAGAGTGATGCAGCTACATCAACTGGATTTTCTTGCGTTGCTCTAAATCTATCAAATAATCCCATTAGCATATAATATACCATAAAGTCAATATATTATGCTATTTGAATATCTACTTCCGTTTCAGGTTGAGTAGCAAAGTAAGTTGCTAAAGCAGAAGCGACAGCTGCACAAACTGCCACCCTACTTGCACGCCTTCCGATGATCCATGACCCATCCCCATAGGGCAGTTTCGCAGCGGAAAGTGTTTGTTGAGTCAGTTCGTCTTGACCCCCATGCTGTAATCGATGGGAATTGATTGCGCCTAACCACCGATCACACGATTCAGCATATATCGCCCCATCCATATCTGTAATGGGAATTCCAGCAGGAACTAACCGACTTGCGACGGCTTGTGCAGTCC